GGGTTAACGGTTGGGTGTTTGTGCGATTCGAGTGCAACCCATTGGCCGTTAATGTTCATCTCGGCGAACTTGATCTTTTCGGGTGGGTAAAAGTAGCCGTTAATTGTCAGAAAGGTAACTTTCTCATCCTGTACGGCAATTGCAAACACTGGAGTTTTAAACGACCATTCGTCGCTTCCTGTAGTAATCCGCATTGGGTTGATTGGTTGCATGAACTCAGTCATCGTTGGGTTTCCTTGCTAGTCGTTCGCTAATTTTCTCTAGGTCTTTAGGCCGCCAGACGTGGACCTCTTGTCCTGCGTCCTCCAGTGCGTTGATCCATTCCCACTGAGTGTTACTGACCACGCCTTTGGGGGCTTTCAATTCAACATAAATGCACCCGCGACTGGCATGGACAAGGACAAGATCGGGGAATCCTTGGTCGCCTGTGTTGGGTGTGATCCATCTACCCGGGCGGATCTGTGCGGGCTGGGTGTGCATAACTTTCCAGCGATGCAATTTAGCCAAGGTGATGACAGCCTTTTGGAATTCTGCCTCGGATGGTTCGCTCACTTGTGGCCCTCGCTTAACCATTGTTGACAAGCAACACAATTAGGGTGCATTGAGGCGTAAAGGTTCTCACGTGAGTTATGCCATTTGTGAGCGTCATGTTCGCTTGGTCGTTTGCACCGTTTGGCGGTGCTGCCGCAATCAGGACATTTAGCAACTGTTGGAGGTAAATGCTCAACCACCGTTCATCAGCCTGTCAATTAGTGCGGACGCTTCACGCTTGGTTTCAGGGACTGCACCTTCCCAGTTTTTGGCTCGAAGCATCCCCAATTGTTTAGCGGTCGGCGGTTCACCCGATGACCCGAGCGTTTGGGTGCGTGGTTGTGCAGCTTGTGGCGCGTTAGTTGTTGTTTGTGGTTCTTGTCCTTGACGGTACACCTTGACCATTTCCTCAAGACTGGCACGCTTACGGGAGCCCTGATACTGATAGTTGGCAAGGGCCCGACCAATGGCCGATGTCTCACAGTTCTCTAGGGCACTGGTTTTGTTGACCATAGATGACCCACGAATTTCTTCGGCGAAGCCTGTAGTGGTCGGAACTGCGTCGGCTATGTCGGCGTACAGTTCGGCGCGTATAACGATGCGTTGTCCGTCGTCAACAACAATTTCGGTGATAATGCGTCCGCGTGCGCAGTCTTTCCAAAACAGTGGCAAGCGTTCGGCTACTTCGGCGTAATCGGCTGGGTTAAAACTCATGATCCCATGTCCTTCAAGTGTCGGCGTTGACTAAAAGTAGAATTTTCGTAATCCTCAATGGCTTTAAGAAATGACACGCATCGAGCGACTTCCTCCAATGTCATGCCAGCAAAATTGTTTTCCTTAGCGCAATAAATACAGATCCCTCGTAACTCAGTACGCATCCTGATACTGGCAGTGGTAAACGGTTTTTCGCATCGTGTGCAGTTCACTTGAAACCTCCGAGCCTCATGGCCACGATCGCATCTTGAGTTGACCGGGTCAGGTTGGACAGATAAATGCCGTTCTCCTCGGCAACATAAGCCAACTCAAAGAGCGCCTTTCTAAGCATTGCCACGTCGTCTCTGAGGCGTTCAATCTCCCAAATAGATGCTTTCATTGCAATGTCAGCTTTGGAGATCATGGCGGTTAATTCCGCTAGTTCTTTGGTCATGGTCGGGGCTCCTTGATTTGTCGGTATTTGCCGTCACGGTACACGAGCGGTGTCGCTGGGTTTGTGTCGGATTGTAGTTGGCGTCGTTCTTTCCATGTGAGACCCCCCCATATGCCGTAGCACTCAAGTTGGGTTGTGGAATATTTGAGGGATTCGGCTAGGCAAGACGGCCTAACTATGCAGGTCGAGCAAACGGCTTTTGCTTCAGCGATTTTTTTGCGTGAGTACCGTTCGCCCGGTTCAAAGATGAACAGGTTTAGATCCATGCCTCGACAAGCTGCGTGATCCCACCAGCGGTCTAGCACAGTCGCCAAGGTTTCCATCCGCAACCGCCTGTCTCAGCGATGTCGGAATAAAGCAGGTAAGCAAACCTAAGGTTGAGGGTTGGGTCGCTCATGGATTCTTCCATTGGCATATTGAAAAGTTGCTCAACATATTTTCGGTGTATCTGGTTGATTTGGGCGACACCGTGGTCGTGTCCGTTAAACGATGGGTGTGTGTAACTGACGTTCAGGCATCGGGTTTCTTTCCAAAGCAGACGACCTAGTTTCTCAAGTGTCTCGGTGTTGTTAGGCCAGCCGACCGTAATCGCAGTTTGGAACCATTCTTGACATTTGGTGTTCGGGTCAAAGTCGGCTAATCGAGTGAACGGGACGGTGCTAGTCGTGCTGGTCGTCGTTGTGGTCATTGTTGCTGTGAGTTCCTCTGCGCGGTCGGCAAGTTGCTGAGGTGTCAACATCCCGAGCGTAACCGTGGAGGGCACAGACGGAGCGTAAAGGGTCTCTGCGTCGCCCTGTACGCCTGTGATCGCCCACAAAGCACATAGGGCATAGGTCGTAATACTGATAATGGCTAATCGTTTAAGGTTCATTTAGTAGTCCTCTGTTTGGTCTGCGACAGATTTTCTAGTTGAGAAAAAACCGTCAAGCATGGGGTTGTTTTGCATGATCTCTCGGGCCAGATAGGCGCGGTAGTTGTTGTTGAATTTAAACTCACTGTTTGGGTCGTAAGTGGTTGAGTGCTGAAAGCGTAGGACTTCTACGAGTGCGCCAATGCCGTAGTGGTTGTGGCCGTTGTTGTACAGCGCATAACACATTTTGGTGAGTCGTTCAATGACCCACGGGTTTGCTTCTTTAAAAGCTTCGTATTTGAGTTTCTCGGCTGGAACTTCGAGAACGTCAAAAAGGGATTGTTGCATTGCTTTCCTCCTGCGGTCGGGGTCCACCTATTGGGGGACGCACTTGGTTGCCAGTCATTTGACCGACTCCCAAACCGATTGTCAAGGACCTAGCCGAAAATCTTGGCGAAAGCCTTTTCTATAGCGGTCGCAGAATCTGCCATATTTGGTGCTATTTCGACGTGAGTCCAGTCGCCACCGGGGGTGCCTGCGTTCTTTTGTGGGGTCCACGCTTTCCAACTGTCACGGTCGCATCGGAAACCGCCACCAAACTTGGTCAGATTGGGGATCGGGCAACCAACCCCGTCATAAGCATGAATTTCTTCTATGCCCAAAATGTCGCGGTGAGCAAACAGAAATTCCACCATCGCTTTACGGGCGTCCGCGTTCTGTTTGGCGGTGCCTTTGCCTTTAAGGTCTACGGCCCTCCACGTCGCGTGGACGCTGAGGTTGGCTGAGCCGCGCATCGGACGGTTGGCGTAGATGCCAAGCGATTTCATGCCAAACAGGTATTCCATGAATTCGACAAACCGTTTTGTTCCGGGTCGTTCGGTTGGATGGTTGCCGTCGGTGTTGCCTGTGTACGGTCTACTGGTCATTGTTTTGGTCCTTGTCTTTGAGGCCGTTTGAGGCGAGGATTCCAGATAGGGCACCAGTGAGGAAAAGCATCATCGGCGACAATAGCGACCATGCGCTTTCGTCGTTGGGCGACACTTCTAACGGTTGTACTACAAACAGTAAGCCGTAGAGCAGTGACGCGGTGCTCAGAACAAAAGTCAGCGACAGGGTGACGCCGACAACCAAGATAAGACGGGCTTTAACTTCTGAGTTGGTTAGACGTTTCATTGTTGGCACCTTGTAGATGAGGGATGGGTTTGGCAGTTGTCTCGAGTGCGGTCGCTACACCCTGTAACGATGAACATGAGCACGACGGCTAGAGCTGCGATCACGGCAAGAGTTTTCATGGCTCGGTCGGTTCCGTGGTGTCGTCTGGTGTCCAACCGCCAGCCAAAAAGTCAGCGTATTCTTTGTCGGTCATTTCTCGTTCTTCTTCTTTGCCTGTAAGGCCGTCAATGATTTTGATTAGTGGGTTCATGTCATGAGTTCCTGTATCCGTAGACCTTGCATCGTAAAGTGGTGGTATTGCCTGCAGCGGCGAAAAGGCTAAACCCCGTCGACTGTTCTTCTACTTGGTGTACCGCGTAGGAGTTACGATTGCCATATTGGGAGTTATAAATAATTGATTGGTAAGTCATAAAGGTCCGTTCAACCTTTTGCGGTGCCATTATGTCCATTACGCAAGAACCAAGCGCGACACTATTGAGGCTATTAAAAAGAACATCAATCTGATTAACGGCAACGGCTCCGCTTGAGTTATTGGTTGACGACCCATCTTGATAAAGACCCGATTGCGAATAGTTGTAGTTTGCTGCTTTGTCGGCACCGCTAACCCTGAGTCTCATCATTAAAGCTTGCAGGGTGTTTACGGGTCGGTAACGGTCTACGACAATTCGATAGTTGTCATAAGTGCTACTAAAGACATCGTTAAAAGTCAGTGCTGCCGTACTGCTTGTTAGTTCGCCTTGCGTAATGTAGACCAGTCCGCCGTTGTTTAAGTAAGTGTTGGTATCTGAAGCAGTCAGAACTGAACCGCTGGTGAATGTTTTGATAGCCATAATGTTTCTCCTTTATGCGACTCGACTACTGTCAAGTATCCCTAAATATGTGTCGTCCAAAATAAAACTTTGGTACTGGTATGCAGGCAACAAACCTAAGGTTACTTGACAGTCCGACGGTGTAGCCGAAATACGACGACTAGCAATAACCGACATTTTGGTTTGTTGAGCGCACCCGGTCGGCGTATAGGTCAACTGGATGGGTTGCCACATCACTGACTCAATGTCAAGGATTTTGTTCCAAAACGGTTCGGCGGCGTCGGCGGCTGCCGATTGAACCATTTTTGAACTAAACGACAATTCTTCGGGTGCAAAAGTTATTTCACCAAAACGGTTAATCCACGAATTAACTGAGGTAGTTAATTGTGCAGTTGTATTAAAACCCGTTTGTGTGTAAGACCTAAACCGTTGCCCGTATTTAGTTGTTGACGTTGCGTTGAAACTACTTAACGTGGTGCCGCCACCTGAGGAAGTGTATGTAACGTAGTTTGTAAGTTGGTTTTCGTCGTAACCAGTAACAAGTTCACCAATGGGCAGTTGTGTCCCTGAAACCGTTTTGTCTTTAAAAACAAAAGTTGTCCTGTTGGCGGCGTTTCGAGTCATTGTGTAATCAACAAGTTCGTAACCAAAATCAGGGTTAGTTAAAGTGATTGTTGTCGGAATAATCATTGACGGTCCGACAGGGGTAATAATAAGTGAAATTGACGAATTGAGACTGTTGCCAATGCCCGCTGTATTGCATTGAACATCGTAATCGTTTGTTAACAATTTTGTTGTAACTGTGTAACCAGTATTAGTGCCGCCAAGGGTAGGCATTTGTGCAGGGTTTGTAGATGTTGAGTTTTCATAAAATTCTTCAATAATGGCTGAAGCAGTATCAATACCAAAGGCGGTGCCTGTTGTTGCGGAGCGACCGCCAGAAGTCAAAGCGTCAATAAACGAAATGGTGACATACGAGTTGATCCCGTTGTCATCCAACGCAAACTGGTCAACGATGCCGTGAAACAGTTTAAAACTGGTAGGCACACCGCCAACCGTTGTAGTGCCGTTAATAAGTACGGCCTGATTAAACCAGTCAACCGACCCGTATGTGCCACCGCCACCTGGTGTAAAAGAACCCGTAAAGTTCTTAATAAGCATTGAGCCTTTGCTGGTTCCGATCTCAGCCAACGAAACCTGCGTGTTGACATTGAACGACATGACTTCCGACGTGATGTCATACGATGCGCCAAGGTTGCCAATCGTGATCGTAAAAGCAGTCGTAATAGCCATTTAGAACCTTGCGCTTGTCGTGGTCTGCAATGGGATCGCACCGTTCTGTCGAGCATATTTTTGGATTGCTCGCACAACTGCGTCAGGGTCGCCACCGTTTACATTGACCGTGATCGTGTTGCCACCCATTGCACCGTTAGGCGTAATGTTCCCAGACGACGAAGGCGTAAACAACTCAGGACCGCGCTCACCCACAAGATAGGAACCGCCCGGGCTGACTGGACCGCCGAGGGCTCTCGGGCCACGGAACCGCATCGCGTTCAATTCAGGCGTGTAACCGCCAGCCGTAATAACGTTAATGAGACCTAGAGCGCGCTCAAGTTCGCCAGTGTCAACAAGGACTCGAATCTGATTCTTTTGTGAGTCAGTCAACGCAATAGTTTCGGCAAGATTGAGGACCATAAGTTTGGCGTCAATAAGCCCTTGCTCATATTCGCCTAAAGCACCTTCAGCACCGTTGTATGCCTCTACCGCTTTTTCGGCTAATTTGTCTAGTTCTGCTTTAGCGTCAGCCATAGCACTACTAAGTTCTAGCGTGCCTTTAAGGGCTTGCCATTTAAGATCAGTTTTGGTCACTTGCTCACCCTGATCTTCTATGGCTTCAGTGGTGCCGTTAATTGCGTTAATTCGAGATGACGTGTATTCGGTATACATTCTGCCTTGATCAGTCAAATACAAAAATGCGTCGCCAGTCTCAGTGCCGACAGCCGCAAGCAATTCAAGCGCAGTCATAGACGTGTCAGCCATAACTTGAGTTGCACCTAAAAATTCAACAACATTTTCAAGACTTGAACCCATGTCTAGAAGTGTCGCCGTTGGTGTTTTGAGCCCTGCAAAACCGCTGACCAATTTGGCAGGCAATTCAATAGCAGGGGCAAGAGTTGTCACGATTGCAGTGATCTGTGGAACCAAATCTTCACCGATCGTAATTGCTAGATCCTCAAATTTATCTTTGAGGTCATCTGTTGCATCACGAAAATTGCGGGCTTTACTAACTTCGTTTTGATCAATAATTTTAGCGTCACTAACCGAACTTAAAGACTTGCTCAGATCGTTTGCACCAATTTGAATAAGTTCTGACATACCCTGCCAGCCTTTGCCAAGAAGCTGCGCGGCGACCCTTGCTTTTTCGGCTGGGTCTTTAATGTCCTTTATGCGTTGGATTGTGTTTAGGAATGTTTCGTTGACGTCTAACGACCCATCTTTTAAATAGACAAGGTCAACGCCAAGGTCACGCACTTTGTCTGGGTCTGCGCCAATGGTTTTATTGAGTCGTCCGATCGCACTTTCAACGGCGTCCACCGGGATACTGAGATCGCCTGCTACCTCAATATAGCGTGACGCGTCCTCAACGGCCAGACCTGTAGCATCAGCAAATTTGCCTGACGCTAACGCAATGTCTTGGAATGCTCCTATTGCTTTTGTGGCAAAACCGACAAGAGCTGCACCGCCAGCCAACGCAAGATTTCCTGCGTTCGCTTTGACTGCGTCTAAAGCGACTTTCGAGCCAGCCTTAAACTTGCCCATCCCACCCTCGGCGTCAGCAACGGCAGTCTTAAAGTTACCGAAAGCGGCTTTAGCGGCTTTAATTCCTGAGTCTGAGAACTCGGTAAGAATCGGAATGTTAATTGCCATTAGCGGTTCACCTTCATCAATTCTTTGTTCGCTTCAAAGATTACCTCTTTAATAACAGGCTCTAAGGCTTTTTGGAAGTCTGGGATCGCTTTTTCGCCACCAGCCCAAACCATGCGCGACGGACCGCGACCAAGACTTGAAGTAAGGACGCCAGCAAAATTTGGACGAGCACGCGGACCACCACGGCTTCGATTGCCACTTTTGCCAGCCATGTCTGCGATCGCAAGAGCCGCGCCTTTGGTGCCGACAGTGATCGTTCCGATAGTTTCATATTGAGCACCTTTCGCGATATTGCGTTTGCGTGCTTTTCGAGTGTTGGTCTTGACAACAATGTTGCGTGTCTGACCGTTTTTCCACCCGGTACGCCACTGGCCGTCCATGCCTCGAGTGGGCGACGACGACGGGACCAGCGGTGTGATCGCGTCAACAACTACCTTGCCAAGTTCACGGATCTGTTTACCGTAAGCACGACGCAATTTAGGGTCAATAGAATTGATCGTTCGCAACGCCTCTTTAAGGCCAGTTGGTTTTAGATCAATTCCCAGACTCATCGCTTATGTTTCGCTTTCTCGTTTTCCTCAACAAGCAAACGAACCATCTCGTCCACAACCGACGCTGGACACTTCATCAAATCTAATGGGCTGATGCCTGTCCTTAGTGCCAGTTGCGCTATGAGGTTGACTGCGCGTCCTGCTTTGGTTTCTCTTTTGGGACGAACGTGATGTCCCCTACTTTTTCAACCCACTTGGGGAACAGTTCCACGATTACGCCACTTGAGCGGACCGCGTCCCATGCCAACCAAGCCAAAGCTTTAAATTTCATGTTTTCTAGAAACTGCCCGACGGAGAGTTGAGGATGCTGATCCTCCCAGCGACACGCCACACCGTAAGTGATGGGTGCCTCGTGTGTTTCTCCGTCAAGCATCTCTACTCGTAACGTCATACCAATCATGTCGGGGTCCTTTGTTTGTGTTGGTTAGATCAGGCTACGGCACGAACCCAAGTGCCACCAGTGCCCGTGACGGTCATGGTGTCGAGGGAGCCGACGGTGCTTGAGATCGGCATGAACGACGAGATCATCATGTTGCTAATTGTGTAGATCGGATTTCCGGGTGCGGCCACGCCAGAGTCAGGCGCCACGATGACTGTGGTGTCGCCGTCGCCGACAACATCTGACAAATACTTTTCCACTGAAGTCGCGCCGTATTCGAGCAGCACAGTTGCCGAAACGCTCACAGATTGGAGGCCAGCGACAAACTTGTGTCCAGTAGCTCCCATCGTGGTCGCTTCTAACGAATCAAAACCTGCTTCGAGGGTTATAGATGAACAGTTGAGTGAAATGTTGTTTGAGCCAATGGTGATTTGTCCACTGCCTTGGTAAACGATTGCCATGATGTTTTTCCTTTGTTAGTTAGCGTGTCGCTGTGAGTTTGATAGTGAGGTCGTAACAGGGGAGGTCTTGCGACCCGATCGTTG